GTCGACGCGCGCACGCGACATCAGATCTCCGTAGAGCTCTGAGAAGGTGCGCGGCTGCCGGGTGTCGACCATGGTTGGTGGCTCAGGTGATCAGCGTATTGACGCCAGACGCGCCGCCGCCGAGCGCGCACCAGCCCGCGTTACCGCGCACGGATGGGCCGCCTTCAGTGGTCGCCTGCGTGCTCCAACAATACTGGCCGAGCGTGGTTTCAAGTTGCGTGAGGGCAATCGGATCGACGCGGAGATCCCAGTCGTAGATCTCTGCCGTCGCGGGCGTCAGGATCACAATGGCCTCAGACGCCACCGCATAGGTGTTTCGACCAGCGCCGAACACTCGCGCGGTCAGGCCGGTCGCGGTCTGGATCCGGAGCACGCCGTTCGCCACGTTGTTGAAGGTGCAGTTTTCGCGATGGATGTTCGTCAGGCTGCGGCAATCGACAACCGCCGAGATGCCCTCAAACCTCGAGTCTCGGAGGATGAGATTGCCCATGGACTGACTGACCGGGATCTGCACGAAAACCAGACCGCTCTGGCCGCGGATGTCGCATCGCTCGAAGATCGCGCGATTGATGACCCCGTTCAGGGTGAACATCGCTGCGCCGCCGGTCGGCCATGCCTCGTTATAGAACGACATCTCCTGAACGATCATCGTTTCGATATAGGTCGCGGCGTTCGTCGAGAAGAACGGGCTCGTCAAGTCGGCCGGCACGAATTTCGGGCGCACCAATCGAAGGTTCTTCAGTTCCACGTCAGAGATGAACAGGCCGTAGTTGCTCGTCGTCTTGCCGCTCAAGAAACAGTCCACTAGCGCCAAGTCGTCGATTCTGCCGACGGTGAAATTGTCGCCATTCCGCACGCGAATCGCAGGACACACGACGCCCTTCAGGAAGACCTTTTCCAACGTGAGATTGATGCATCTGTCGTGGTTGCTGGCATACACCACCACGGCGCCAGATGCCGAGCCGCCCACGTTGCGAACGTTCACGTCCTCAATCGACAAATTGACGATATCGCCCTGCGCCGGCTGATAATTGCTAAAGGCGGCCGGCTCGCGCATCTGCACGGTTGAGCAGTCGTCGATGGAGTCGCCGTAGATGCCGCGCACGGACCCATTCACGGCCGGGCCGTAGTGCTTGAAGATCTCGGCGACGCCGCTACCCTCGATTCTCTCGCAGGTATAGTCGGCTACCGCCATCGTGTTGAAGCCGTACTTCAGCACGTTGATGGCTTTCACATTCCGTGCATCAAAGTTCGCCGCATAGTGCAGCGTGATCGCGTGCCTGTTGAGTTCGGACGGCGACCCTGTGGACGTAGCGCTGTCGTAGTCCCAAACGCCTCCCTCGAGGCTGAACGAGCGCGTGCACTTGATGGCGGTGATCGAGCCGCCAGGCGCGACTGTTGGCGTCTCGTACAGGGCGACCGTGAAGCGATTGTCGTCCAGAACCTCGAACACCCGAAACACGTTGTTGTACTCGTTCTGAATCGAGAACCAGGTGCCGCCGCTGGTGTAGGCGCTAAAGCCCGAAGAATTCGTGGCCGCGACGAGGCTCGACAGACTGAACGCGTTTGCGCTGGTCCTGGTCGCAACATAGGAGTTGCCGTTCAGCTGCGTCATGCCGCCAACGTCGCTGTTGAAGGTCACGCGCTTGCCCGTCTGCAAGTTGTGACCGCTCGACGTGATGACGCAGGGATTCGCCTGGGTAGCGCCCGTGACAGTGCCCGTCAGCTGCGCGCCTTGGAGGCACACATAGTCCTCATCGGTGAGGCCATGGGCCGGCCAGTTAACCGTGACGATGTTGGTGTCAGTGGTCCACGTCAGGGACACGGGCGTCGGCGTGCGGCGGCTGGAGTCACAGGCGAGCAATCGCTTCTTCGCGCCTGGCGCCATCTTGATCTTGACGCCACGGCCGAGGACGAATTGAGTTTCATCCGTGATGTAAAGCGTGTCGTTGATCAGATAGGTGCCGCGCTTCCGTAACGTGACTAGGCCCGTCAAATTGAGCGCGGCCTGAATCGCTTCGGTGTTGCGCGCGGCAGTCTCATCAGGATCGGCGCCCCAATCCTCGCATAGCGTGTGCGAAAAACGCTCCTGAAGCATGCCCTGACGTGCGGCCATCGTGAACTCCTTACTGGTAGTAGCTGACGTCGAGCACTGCGCTCGCCGCGGCCTCGAAGAACTTGATCGCCGACAGGTCGCCGTCGTAGAAGAACGGCGTATTCACCGGCAACAGCATCCCGACGGTCGCGCTTGGGTTGGTGCCGTCATCGCGCCAGCGCACGGCCTGCGCGGTGCAGCTGATGCGCGCGTAGCGGGCGAACTTCGGCACGGTGAGGCCGACCGCGGCCGACAGTGATGTGATCTGCTGGTAGCCCATCGGGCGAAGCGGCGTCGGTTTCGTTTCTCGCATCGTTCCCTCCAAATGAAACGGGGGCGCGAAGCCCCCGTCTCTCGTCTTCGCTGTGGCCGCTTCCGGCGCTATTAGGCGTCGGTGCTGGCTGTGATGTTGGTCTGCATCGAGGACTCGCCAGCCAGGTTCACGATGTTGATCGGCTGGAAGTACACGAAGGTCGCACCGGTGCACGCCTCGGTGATGTTCGCCGCGTTGTCGTTCAGGCGCAGGTTCAGGTTCGGGCCGATCGTGCCGGTCGAGGCCGTGATCGTGTCGACCAGGAAGATGTCGGCCGCGTTGCGCGTGCGGAACGAAGAGACGTTCCAGACCTTGAGATCGGTCGTCGCAGTCGTTCGGATGTCGATGAAGCCGACAGAGAAGTTGCCGTCGGCGATGAAGTCGTGGATCTGGATCCCGTCGCCGCCGACGATCGCGATAGCGCCGCCGGTGCCAGCGCCGACCGCGCCGTCGTACTCGAAGAAGGCAAGCTCCATGCGATCGGCAGCAGCGGTCGTCAGGACGACGGTCGTCGCCTCACCGGTAATGTCGGTCCACGTCCAGTTGTACAGGGTGAAGTCGGCCGCCTGCACGCCGATCGGGCCAGTCAGCGCGTCGATACCGCCGCGGAACTGGAAGCCGCTCATGAAGATGTTCGCGGCCGTCACCGTCATCGACGCGCCGACGGCGGTCGTGAAGTTGATGATCGGGCGCGCACGCTTGTTGCCGATGCCGAGCAGCGTGATGCCGGCCTTGTTCAGGTTCAGGCCACCGGCAGCGATGACGGTCTCGACGTGGCCGGGGCCGACGACGATGTGATCGTTGCGGTTGGCGACGCACAGGTTGACCGCGCGCTGGATGGTCGCAAGCGGACGATCCGGGTTGTCGCCGATGTTGCCGTCAGAGGCGCCGACGGTCGTCGAGTTGACGAAGAACACCTGGCCAGTCGTCAGCACCGGGCCGGAGCCAATCAGCGGCAGGCCGAAGCTCGCGACACCATTCGGATAATTGGTCAAGGGCATGGCGGGTCTCCGTTACTTGGCGGGCTTGGCCGGCGCAGCGGCCGCAGCCTGCTCCTGCAGTCGATTGATGACGGCCAGCGCGGCGGCGGCAGCGAGTTCCATGTCTCGAGCGCGCATGGCCTCGCGGTCCTCGTCGCTCATGACGTTGCGAACCTGGACCGGGCCATTCGGCAGGAAGATGTCCTTGCCGTTGACCAACTTGTTCTCCATCGGGAGTTCAGTCGGCGAGTACACCGGGCGGAACTGTTCGATGTTCGCGACTTCGCGCGCATCTGGGTGCTCGTCGAGCATGCCGCTCGCGTGCATGCGCAGGCGGATGTTCTTCCACTCGAAGATGTCGCGCTTGTTGTGGGCTTCCCACGTGCGGTGCTTGTCGACAGCGCCCGCCGGCGCGCGGCGCATCTCGGCCTGCGTCGGCATGCCGGAGGTCCACTTCTCGCGGAGTTCGCGCTCACGCTTCGCAGCCTCGTCGCGCTCAGCGTCGAGGTAGGGCTGCGGGGTGTTCTCGTGCAGGGACTGGTCGATGTGACGAGCCTGCTTCACCATCTGGCCGCGGTTCTGGATCTGAGCGGTGATGTGCGAGGGCTGCTGCAGCGTCTGCTCGATCGCCGACTTCTCCGACATCAGTTCGGACACCTGATGCGGGCGCAGGAACGGCTCGACTCGTTCGAATCGGCCCTTCGCCTTGGCTGCTGCAGTAGCGTTCACGATCAGATCCCTTCGACTTTCGGATGGTTCTTGACCCGCGGAACGCCAGCCGAGCGGTTGCCGGGCTGGGTCTTGCCGGGGAGTTTGGCGCTGGGGAAGGCCGGCTTCTCGACGACGGCGGGCGTCGGGGCGGCGCTACGCGTCGCGCGAGACGGGGCCGAGCCGTGGCCGTTTCCGTGCTGCTTGTTCACTGCCGACCTCCGTGCCGACGGATTCAACCGTCAGGCCTTCGATTTGCCCATTGAGGCTGGTGAGCCAGCCCTCAAACCAGGCCTTCAGGACTGGCGCGGTCGCCGCCGGGACATCGACGACCGCTTGCAGCGTTACCTTCGGCACGTCAGCTGACGTTCGAGCCGAAGATCCAGCGCCACTCGATGAACGCGGGGGCGTAGCGCATGTAGCCGCGCCACTTCGCGATGATCGTGTCCAGGTCCTCGGCGAAGGCGAACTCCACCGGCACGCGATCGATCCAGTAGACCGACTGGCGGCGCAGGGTCGAGTCCGACAGGAACCAGTTGTTCGTGTCGGTCAGGTACACCCATTCCTTGTTGGTGTACCGGCCCTGGTGCACGTTCTTGTTGTTGTTCGCCGTGTCGAGCTTGCCGCTCGAGGCGGAAATCTCCTCGGCGATCTCGAACAGGTTCGGCGGGTACCAGAGTTCGTCCGGCGCGGTCTGGATGTAGTTGCCGCGATCGTCGCGATAACCGGTCATCTGGATGCGCGCGGCAGCGACGGCGGTCGCCGACAGGGCCGAGGTGCCGGCATTGTCGAAGCCGCTCGAGGTGCTGACGCCGGGGGCGTTCGTCAGGTGCGCGTCTGCGCACAGCGCCACGCCTTCCGATCGCACGTTGAAGAACGTGTCGACGCTGAAAGCGTTGTTCAGCAGCCGTGCGGCGTGCCTCTGGCGGGTGCGCTGAGCGGCGGTCGCGAGGGCCACCGGGCGACGATCCATGATGTTGTACTGGTCGTCGTCGTAGAGCTTGCGCTCGACCTGGAAGCCCGACGCGAACTCGACGTAGGTCGCGGTCGTGTCGTAGCCCTGGGTCAGCGAGTCGTACTGCACCGTGCCGGCAAATGCCGCCCAGTCACCGAACGCGCCGATTTCCGACCACGTCATGATGTCCCGACCATTGTGCGGGACCATCGTGTAGAGCTCGCCGATCATGTCGGGCAGCTGGTTGAACTGTTCGAAGAAGATCTTCTGGAAACGGGGGTCCAGCAGATCGCCAAACGAACCAGATACATGCGGAGCGGGCATATCAGCTCTCCCGGTTACGCTTCAGGATTCAGGATGTGGTCGCGCGCGACCGCGAGGATGTACGGCCGACCGGTACCCGCCACCCAGTTGTTCGGGCGGATCTCGATGCAGATGAACTTCGCCGTGTTGGTCGCCACAGCGACGTCCTGCCGGAACTCCGACAGGTCGCTGGTCAGCGTCAGCGACTGCAGCGTGTTCGGCTGCACCGGCGCGTAGCCGAACAGATCGCCGACGACCGTGTCGTTTGCGAACGCGACGGTGACGGTCGCGGCGGTAGTCGACACCGACGTGATCTTTCGCACCTGGCCGGCGTTGGCACCGGTGACGCCCCAGATCGTGCCCTCGTCCGTGGTCGGCGAGGACCAGTCCGTGTTGGTCGTGACTGAGAGGCCGTCAGTCGACGCCGTGGTCACGGCGCGCTGGGTCTCCACCGTGCCGGCGGTCGCACCGCCCGACATGAAGATCTGCCAGATGGCGTCCGGGTTGATGATCAGGCTGCACAGCGCTTCCGGCGAGTTCGCGCCCTGCGCGGTGGCGAAGGTCGCGGTGTCGAGGTTGCAGCCGATCATGTCGGCGACGCTAGTGGTCGTCGCCAGCGTGAGGCCGGCGGAACCCGCGGCGGATGTGATGAACGGGATGCCCAGTACCGACACGGTGGACGGGATCTGGTACTTCTTGATGACGGGCGCGCCGCCAGAGAGCAGACCTGCGAAATTCATCAGTGCCTCTCCTTCGGTAGGTACATGGCGCAGAGTTCGTTCGCTGCGCCGCAGCCGTCGCACTCGCCGCGCGCTTCGCGATAACCGGGCCCGACCATGCGGCGGGCGTAGCCGTGCTTTTCCGGCTTCCACTTCGGCTGGCACTGCCAGCACAACATCACGGCCTTCTTGAGGGCCGCTAGATCCGACAACCAGGAGCCGCGGACCGTGCCGGAGGCCGGACCATTGAAGGCCGCGGCTTTCAGCCGGTTCGCGCGGGTCGTCCAGTCTCGGAGGATCGCGAACATCAGGCGGCGCGCGATCGGGCATTCGCGCGGACGCGCGAATTTGAAAATTCCAGCTCCTTGTCGACGTCGGCCCAACTGTTGTAGAGGCCGCGATTGATCAAGTTCTGGTAGTGCGCTTTCTCACGGGCGGAGAGCTTCGTCTTCGGGCCGTCGGAGTCCGCCGGATCGCCGCTGGGGGCGCCGCCGCCGACTTCCTCGTGAGTCTCTTCGCTCGGACGGCCGCTGCGCGCAGCCTTCAGGCCCTCGAGCGGGCCATACACCATGCCGAGCGCCGCAAGCTCGGTCGACTTCGTCGCCGGCTGGCCGATGCTCACCAGGTAGTTGTACTGCTTCGTGACGCGCTCGCGATCGACGGTGCCCGGCTTCAGCACGTCCGGCTTCAGCGTGGCGTATTCCTCGATCTGGGTTTCGACGGTCTTCTGCTGGGTGGTGGCCTGCACGGCCTCGCGGACGGTGTCGCGCACGAGGCGGACGGTCTGCTCGGCGGCTTGCTTGTCCCACAGCGCCGTGGCTTCGGCCTCGGTGATGCGGCCAGCTGTCACGGCCTGGTCGAGTTCGGCGCGCGAGAACTGCTTCGGCTCGGGCACCGCCGGCGGGGTGGGCGCGGCCGGCGGCGCCGCGAGCGCAGCGACCCTGTCGACCAGCGGAGCGGTGGCGTCTGCGACGGCCTTCGCCACCAGTGCGGCGGCCTGCTCTGCGGTGATGCTCATGCTTGACCTTCGTCGCCCATACTGTACCGCCCAGGCATAAAAAAACCCGCCGCGGCCTTTCGACCGGGCGGGTCCGATGTTCGGATACCGTCTCAGCTAGCCCTGACGTGGTCTTCGAATACCGCTTTCAGGATTTCGCCGTCCCGTATATTTAACACCACATTGCCCGTCCGCTTGTCAAGCATGAAGCGGTTCAGGTGCAGCCAGATGTTCAGCGGGACGCGCGGATCGGGGGTCGATTCTGCGGCCGTCGCGCGCTCAGCGGACGCCATACGCGGGCTCCTTCTCGTCGTAGGCCTCGGTCGTCTTGGCCAGCGCTTCGGCCGCGCGCTCGGCGCTCTCGATCAACTGCTTCGGCAGGTCGATCGCGGTGGTCCACGCCAGGATCATCGCCTCGCACTCGGCGATCATCCGCTTCACGCGCGTCATGTCCTCGTAGCTGTTGCAGCGGTCGGACATCAGTTGCGCGAGCAGACGATCGCGATTCATCGTCTGCTGCTCGACGGCGGCCTGCAGCATCTGCTGATAGATGCGCCAGTGCTCCTCGGCCATCAGTCTTTCGGCGGGCACCGCGGCCTGGCGCAGGCGTTCGAGGCCGGCGGCCTGCACGCGCTGACCTACGTTCGACTGCTGTTTGAACTTCGCTATCTCGATCCAGTCCTTGCGGTCGATCGTCATTGCTGCGTACCCCCGCCCGCACCGGGCAACTGTTCGTCGATGAGTTCGCCGCCGCCGGAGACGGGCGGATTGCCGCCGGGCGCCTGCGCGTTCTGTGCCGGCCTGCCGCCGGCTGACGGCGCACCGCCCTGCTGCTGCGCGAAGGCCTCGGCGTTCTGTTGCATCTGCTGCATCTGCATCTCCTCCTGCGCGCGCTGCGCGGCGAGTGCCATGTAGCCCTGAATCATCTGGCCGATCTCGGGCGTGATCGCGCCGGTGTCGTCAGTCGGATCCATCAGGCGCTGCGCGATCATCTGCACTTTCTGCAAGTGCTCGGCCCAGCCGCCGGCCTCGAGCGGGCCACCCTCGGGCATCTCGCCCTGCAGGAGCATGATCATCGCCTCCTCGGCCAGGAACTTCGGCCCTGCGAGATCCGGTCTCGGCGGGTTGATGTAGCGCGAGCCCTCGGGATCTGCGCCCAGCGACTTGCCGTAGTCGCGCAGGAGGTTGTAGATGGTCTCCGGTGTCGCGACGCCGAGTTGGATCGTCAGCGCGTTGACGTAGCTTCCCATCAGCTGCTGCAGCGTCTGCTGCAGCTGGACCTTGCTGGTGTTCAGCGCGTTCGCCTTGAACTTGAACTGGTAGGCGCCGGCGATCATCATCCGGTCCGAGATCTCGAGGTACGGATCGGCGCCTGGCTTCGCGGGGCCCGTGATCCGGATCTGCTTCGACTTCGGCAGGAAGTGCTGATTGAGGCCGTGCATCACGGTCCACACCTGGCACCAGCCCATGAAGAAACGCCGCAGGATTCGCTCCGGGCGCGCCTCGCCCTGGCCGGCGAGCAGGCTCATGTTCGCTGTCGTGCGCAGTGCCGCGGACTTGCCGGCGGGCACTCGGCCGAGCTGCAGATCGCCGACCACCGACACGCGTTCGCCCATCTGCTGCAGGATGGTCATCAGGTTGATGGCCATGCCCTGAGCCTGCGGGTTGCCGATCTGCGGAAACGCCACGTCGCGCGACGGATCGCCGACCGGATAGAGTTCGCCTGGCGCCAGCGAGATGACTTCGGACTGCATCGACGACGTCGGCCGGTAGAAGCCGAACGGGATGATCCCCATGCTGTTCGCGTCGATGGTCTGATCGGTGAGGGTCTTCGCGGCGTCGTGCAGGCCCTCGAGCAGTTCGAGCATCGACATGCCAACGCGGCGGCCGGGCACCGGGAACAGCGCGCACTCCGCGATCGGCCGCGGGTGGGTCGGCGGCAGGCCGGGGTACATCTCCTCAAGCACGCGGGCCTTCACCACGCGCTTCATCTCGAGGATCACCCACCAGATAACGTCCTCGTCGAGGCCGTCACCGTCGATGTCGTAGCGATCGAAGCAGATGAGGCGCGTCAGCGTCTCGTGCGACTTCGCCTTGTCGATCTGCGACTCCTCGTTCTTGCCGGCGAGCTCGTCTTTCTGCTGCTGCTCGGGCTCGTCGCTGCGCACGGCGGTCCTAGAATGGCCGTCCATGGCCGCGATGTCGTCATCCGTGAGAAGGTCGTAGAACCCGGATTTATGCAGGCGACGGATCTCGTCCTTGGTCGGGTAGTCCCGGAACATGAAGTGCGTGGCGCCGCCGGGATTGCTCGGGCTCGGCGGCTGGGCGTTCGCCGCTCGCACCGGGTGGAAGACGTCATCGAAGTCCATGATGCGCGGTAGCGGGCCGTCGAACACCGTGATCTCCTGCTTGATCACCAGTTCGATCTCGCGGCCTTTCGTGTAGAACTTCGCTTCGGCCTTGATCATCTCGCCGTCGCCGGCCTCGGTCTCGCGCTGCTGCGACAGTTCGAAGTCCCACGCCTGCTCCTTGTTGCCCTTGGCCTTGATGTCGGCGCCGGGGAAGGCCTCGGTCAGCACCTGGGCGAAGTAGTCAGTCGGGAACTGCTCCGGCGGAATGCCGGGGAAGATGAGTACGCGCGACGCTGTGCGACGCTCTCGCACCCACGGGATGAACGCCGTGAAGACGCCGTCGTTGATGAACTTCTCGGCGGCCTCGCCGACCACTGTTTCGCCGCGTGCCTCCTCGAAGAACTGGAAGTCGAGCAGCGTATTGACGACGTCTTCCTTGGCCTGGTTCGGGCGGTGCATCGCCTCGGCGACGACGGCCGGGCGCTGGGCCATCACTGCGTTGTGCAGCGTGTCCTGCAGGCGCATCGACTTCTCGGTCATGTCCGAGATCGCGACGTCGCTCGAGCCTTCCCATGGGCCGCCCTCGCCCTCGGTCCACATGCGGTACTTCGCGTAGCGCTGCTGGCGCTGCTCGATGTCGATGTCCCGATCCTCCCGGTCCTGCGTGAAGAAGTCCTCGACGCGCTGGAAGATATTCTCTTTGTCGATTCGAATCGAGTCCTTTCGGGGACGGTACCGGATGACTTCAGTCGCCATTGATGTCGCTCCACTTGCGCCAGGCGAGCACGCCGAGCGGCACATTGTCGTTGTTCGCGAGGTTCCACGCGTCCATGGTCGCGTGCTGGGCCGCGTTGAAATCACGCTGCCCGTAGGCGCCGTGGTTCTTGCGATCGAAACGCGTGCGCGCCTTCACGTCCCGCCAGATCTGCGGAAGGTGCGCATAGAGCTCCGGCACGTAGCGCTGCTTCACCGTGATGTCCGCCATGGTGCCGTCCATCAGCACGAGCGTCACGCGCACGGCGTCCTCGTGCGGCGCGCCGATGCGCCGCGGCTGACCGGCGAGCGGGTGGCCTGCGGCGAACGTCTCGATGATGTCGAAGCACGGTTCGCCGGAGATTGAGCAGTGGCCTTGGGTCTTCATAGCGCGCGCTCCAACACGATGAGGAACACCCCGATCAGGTAGCCGCGCAGCAGTTCCTGCCAGCCCGCCTTCGTCTGAAGTTGCAGCCAGTGCGTCGAGGGCCATGGGATCCACTTCGCCGCCATCGCCGACAGGATGGTCCCGAAGGCAGAGGCCGGCACGAGCACCAGCACGCGCGGGTCGAAGTAGCACAGTGGCACCGTCAGCACCGGCCACAGCAGGCCGACGCGGATCAGTGGACTGATCCAGTACGGCACGCCGGCGATCAGCCGGAACGTACCGCCGAAGTCGCCCGCGACCTGTTCGCCGAACTTCCACAGCACGCCGACGGCGAGGATGAGACGCCAGTCGTCGAGCACGATCGCCGCGAGCGCCATGCCGTAGACGAACTTCGCGATGGTGCGCACGATGTCGACGTATCGCGGCTTGCCGTCGGGAAACAGCCGATCGTCCGGGAACCCGCCGCGCATCCGGTCGCAGACGGCCGCCACCGCAACGAAAGCCGGATCAAGCAGGTTCATCGTCGCGCACCGTCGTGTTGTCGTCCGGGAGGTGCTTCAGCTTCGCCCGGTACTTCTCGCGGATGAGGATCAGATCCTCGTTCCACGCCTTCGCCAGGCGATCGTGGAGTGCGTCGACCTCGGCTCCGTAGGCGCCGACGACAGACGCGCACGACGTGCAGTAGTCGCGGCGGATCACGAAGCCGATCCGCTCCTCGGGGCCGATCACGCCGAGCCCGCAGCCGTCACACACGATCATCTTTGCCATCAGCGTTTCCCCTTCGGTACGGCCTTGCCTGCCACGCGCTCGAGTGCCTTCATTTCCTTGGTTGCGATCCGGGCGGCCATGTTCACGCGCGACTTGTCAGCCCGGATCTCCTCGGCCTGGCGCAGGATGCGCAGGTCATCCTGGGCGCGCCACTCGCGCTGCTGCGCCGGCGTCGGTCCGCAGTAGTCGCTACTCGTCTTTCGCTTTGCCATCACCGCTTGCCTCCATAGCCACGGCCCCGCATGCCAGCCCGGCGCAGGACCTTGGGCCCGTCGAGCATGGAGCGGAACGTCGGCAATTCGTTCATCAGGTACTTGAGCATCGTCGGGTAGTCGTCGTATTTCGCCTTCGGCGTCTGCTTCAGATCCTTATCTAGCGCGCGCTTGTGGTCATCCCAGCAGTAGCGCTTCAGCTGGTGGATCATGTTCTCGCAGCGCGAGGCGATGCGGATGCGCGGCCGGTAGGTGTAGCGATCGGGCTGCAGGTACTCGTTGATGCGTCCGCGGCCGACGTCGGTGTCGGACGCCAGATCACAGACCAGCCCGGACTCGGCGAATTCATTCTGCCAGGTGGACTCGCGATCCTGGCCGGCGCGGCTCGCCTGCATGCCCATGTTCGGGTCCATCAGCCGCTTGAAGACCTGCAGGCTGAAGGTGTCCTCAATCTCCTGCACGTGCTCGGCGACCTGGTCGGTCGTGCCGTCCATCTCGGACTCGACGATGACGTCGTAATCGTCCTCGGGGGTGATCTGCACCCAGCAGAACATATGCGGTTTGCGCGGGTGCGGGTCGATGATGAAGATCGTCGGCCACAGTCGCGACGGATCGATGTCGTGCACGTGCTTGAACTCGACGACGTCGCGCGACTGCGTCTCCGGACACACCGGCTTGTCGAACTCGTCGTAGAACGGATCGACCTGCTTCATCGCGGCGAAGGACCACCACATCGGCGTGTCCGTGAACAGCGGGTGGATGCGGTTGCTGAAGCGGATCGTGCGCCCCTCGAGGCGCGTCGTGCGGGTCTTCGAGTCCCAGTTCAGCGCCTGAATCTCGATCGCGCGCTGGTCGAGGTTGCGATTGTGCCGCGTCGACAGTTCGATCCACGCATGGTGCGGCGAGCGCTTCGGGCCGGGCTGCGCCTTGTCGTAGAGCTCATCGAAGATCCAGTCGACCGGGATCGCGGGATCGTCCGGCCACGTCATCGCGAGCATCATCGTGCCGTTGACGCGCATCGTTCGCGCCTGGTTCTCCACCCAGATCGCGTGCCGCGTCGGCTCGTCGTGCAGCACGATGTGGAAGTCGCCGGACGCGAAGTCCGTCGGATCCTGCTCGTGCGACATAAACTGGATGGTCGACTCGCCGATCACACGGTGCCAGTCGTCCGGATCGCGGCACAGCAGCCGCAGCGTGCGCGTCTTCTCCTGCCATGACGACGACCACTCGCCGTCGATGAGCGAGGTCTTCGGGATCCAGCCCCAGTGGCCTTTGTCGCCGCCGGGCTCGCTGACGCCTGACCATTTGAACCACTGCAGCTTGGGCAGGATGATGTTGTGCAGGGTCGTGGTCAGCGACTCGACGACGATGCGGCAGTTGATCGGGCCGCGGAACTTCTCCTTCAGTTCCGGCACGCTCTCCGGGATGACGCCGGAGCACAGCGACGCGATCTCGGCGAGACACGTGTCCGACTTCGACGCACCGTTGCCGCCGCCGATCCCGATGTAGCGCGCGCGGGTCTTGTGCACCAGGCGACACGATTCGCTGGCCGGCTGGTAGTAGACCAGCTGGTTCTCCTTGCGATCGGCGGCCTGCAGTTCGATCACGCGCGCCACGACGGCGTTGAAGTCCTCGTCCGACAGCGTGTCGAGCTCGTCGGGGTTGATGTCCTTCAGGCGAAGCAGGGACTGCCCGTTCATGTGGGACCGATCCTCATGAGCGAATTGCTCCAGATGCGCGCATTGCAGATCATCGTCTCGCTCAGCGGCCTGGGCACGGTGAACACGAAATCCGGCAACACACCGCGCGCGTCGGCGACGGCCCGGATAGAGGCATAACAGAGGTCGAAGACCCCATTGCGCCTGAGCAGCAGCGGCTTCGAAATGCGGTACTCGCGCGTCGGGACAGGCAACCCCAGATCCAGGCAACGCTGCAGGATGCCCCAGTCGTCAGTCGGCCACAGCGACTGCACCGGCATCAGGTTTTCAATGCGCACGATCGCCGGCGCAGCGACTGCGACAGCGCCGAGGCCGCGGAGGAACGATCTGCGGTTCATGTTCATGGTTCGGTGGATCCCGCCGTTTCCGCTGGAAAAACTGCGTGGGCGGACGACGGGTCATTCGGGTTTTCTTCGGCGGCTTGCGCCACCTCGGAGGAGTGTCCCTCCACTACGCCACCGCGGACGTCGATGACGCCCTCGCTCGCAGCGGTCAACGCCACGCCCTGTTCGGTTGCAATCACGCGGCTGTCGGGCACGCCGCGCTGCTGGTCCTCGATCACCCGTCCGACGGCCTCGATCACGACCCCGCGCCGCTGGGCGGACTTCACCAGCAGCGGCACGAGATCGTTCAGCGCCTTGCGGTCATCGACGGAGACGATCTGGGTCGGCTCGCCGCGGAGCAGCTGCCGGATGTTGAACATGCGATCCATCGCATAGACCTGATCACGCAGCGAGGCCTTGCGGATCTTCTCGTCAGTCATGTGCTGCAGGAAGGTGACGACGCGATCGTCGACCAGTTCGAGCAGCGTCGCGTTGTTCGCCCGGCGCAGTGCCTGGGCGGGCGCGTTGTAGGTCGTCTGCAGCGCAGTGCGCAGCGCGCGCACAGTCGCCTCGGGCATGCCGGCCTTCGCGGCCAGTTCGGCCACCTCGGCCGAAGGGTCCATCATCAGTTCGGCGAGCACCATGCCCTGCCGCTCCTGCTCCTCCTCAAGCGCGATCGCCGCGTCGATCTGGTCGCGCTGGCGGCCCTGCGCCTTGCGGTAGGCGCCGACGGACTTGTAGTTGGTGCGCTCGGTCATGCGGCGGGTGGATCCGTGTCGTCTTCGTCGAATTCTGCCCACTGCCAGAACGTCAGGAACAGTTGCGAGATCGCGCCCTGCACTTGCAGCGCAGACTTGCGCGGCGGCGAGTTGCCCATCCACACCTGCGTGCCGTCCTGGCGATCGATGCCGACTGCGACGAAGCACACTGTCTCGCCTGACTCGATCGACATGCGCAGGCTTTCCAGTGTTGCGAGGGCATCGCGCCGATCGACATCGGTGATCGGCTTCACCACGCCTAGTTTTCGGTCGTCGCTCATCGCAGCGGCACCATCGCCGACGGATGCCGGCCGACACCGAGATCCGCGGCGAGCTTCGCGAACAGGTAATCGAGTCGCGCGCGCAGCCACCAGGCATCGGACGCGTTCATCGCCTTCAGTTGTCGGGTCCGGAATTCGAGCCTCGAGCGCCAGTCGGCGCCGACGTAGGCCCCGCCCTGCCACCAGTCCTCGGCCGAGTTCACGGGCAGGCCTTCCTCGAGATCCGAGACGATGGCGTCCCAGTGGATTGCGCGCACGCCGTTCACTCGGGCAGGCCCATCTGCCGCCGGCGCCGCGCGCACTCGCGCGCACCCTGGTGCGGCATGTAGCACGACGGCCCGATCTGCGCCTTCGGGCGCCAGGCCTTCGGGTCCTCGGTGTTGCTCATCAGCCAGGGTGTCGGTATCGCGCCGAAGATGTTCGCCCAGCGACGCCGCGCCTCGAAGTAGCCACGCAGGCCGAGGCCGCTCATGCCGCGGCCCTCTGCGCGCTGGTCTGCTTGCGGATGAAGCGCATCCACTTCCAGACAATCGGCATCACGTCCTGCGGAATGACGCGGTTCGTCTCCCAGTACAGCTCGAGCGCCCGGATCTGCTTCTGCTCCTTCGCGCAGAAAAAACCCTTGTGCTTCAGGAGCTTCGCCATGATGGCGACGGGAGGGGTGGGTCGACGGTTGGCCATGCTGATTGCCTCGCACGCTGTTCGTGTGCTATCAGACTAGCATGCTGTCCGCGTGGATAGCATCCGGGCGCGCCGTGAGTTACTTCGTATCGTGGATCCCGGCGGCGCTCACCCGGTGATTACAGGCCTACCGGCACAGCACAGGCCAGGCGAGGGGGTTCGGGTCGAACCGCCGCTGATGGATGGCACAGCATCCGAGTCGACCCTGGGAGCGGGCACTGAATGCACCCGCATCCCTACGGAGAGCCTTCAGGGTGAAAGCCCGGCAATCCCGATAGGAAACCGTCACCCGAACTCCCGCCGAGGCACTGCCCTCGTGGCGAAGGGGGGTAAGGGGGGTTTCCTCGTCTTCAATCCGGGATCCGCTCCCGAATCATCCTCAGCCGCGCAGCTTCCGCCTCGTACAGCACCGTCATGGCCGTGATCTGCCCCTGCTCGTCCCGAGCGTTCAGCCGGTGGATGTCCAGCGCCCACCGCTCCGGAATGTACCCCGCCTGCTTCCACTTCGGCGGGTAGTTATCCGTCACCCCGATCGCCTGGCAGAACTTCCCATACGAGCCGTAGATGGCCCGCAGCCGCTCGAGCAATCGTGGCGAATTTCGCTCCGGTTTCGCTTCCATATGGCGTTTCTCTCCAAGATTCCCGCTCTCGGTGAGGACTCTACACTGTTTCGGGGGGAGGGAGGGATGGGACCCAGGCCCGAAGGGGCGGCGGGGGTCGGCCGAACCGGCCCGGCCGGGGTGGCAGCGCTAAGTCATTGATTCGCTGCGCTCGAGGAGGGGCGCGGGCTGCGCGCTATCGGTCGCGTATAGCGCAGGCTCAGGCGGATCAGCGGGATAGCGCAGCGGATCGGCTGCACGACGAGGCGCGGCCGGTCGGTTGCCCATGTTGCGGCGCCCAGATCAGGGGCGGATCGCACTCGCGACGGCGCCGGAGCGCGGTTCGCTTCCCCACCCCAACAATCCCCAGTGCGGCGACGCTGACACAGCGCCGACAGCACGAGCGACGCGACCGAGAGGCGCACGACGAGGAGCGGCAGCACGTCACGACGACGAGCCTACCGGGGCGCCTGGTTCCCGGGACTGAGGCGAGCGACGCGCGCGGTCAGATGATCACGGGCACTCGATGCTGGGGTGAGCGCAGGCGACGAGGCAGATCGCACGTCGGGAATATTTCCCGTGCGTCACGCTTGATCTATGTCTGCCATGGCCTACTATATACAGCACGTATAGACATACGGCACCGGCGGCAACCGGTGAAACCATAGGAGCACGCACTGTGAACATTACATCTCACGTCACGACCCACAACCGATACGACGCGCAAGCGCACTGCCTGCGCGTCGCCGCTCAGTTCCGCAAGATGGCCAATCGCACCATGGATGCCACGGCAGCGGAGCGCTACCGGCTCGACATGCAGGCGTGGCTCGAACTCGCCGACCTTGCGCGCTTCGCGCAGATTGGAGTCTGACGCCATGGCATCGCAGTCCGACCTTTACCAATCCGTCACCGACCGTATTGTGGCCGCCCTCGAGGCCGGCACGGCGCCATGGGTGCGGCCGTGGAAGTCCGACCGCAGCGGCGGCAGCATGCCGCACAACGCTGTCACGGGGCGTCCGTACCATGGGATCAATGTCCCGCTACTGTGGATCGCCGAGTCCGCCATGGGCTACGCGTCGCCGCAGTGGCTCACGTTCAAGCAAGCCGAAGAGCGGGGCGGGCACGTCCGCAAGGGAGAGAAGGGGACGCAGATCGTGTTCTGGCGATTCAGGCAGGTGCGGGACTCGCAGACGGGTGACGTCCGCGTGGTGCCCATGCTGCGGACCTACTACGTCTTTAACATCGCCCAGTGCGAGGACGTCGAGCTGCCTGCGCGGCGCAACGTGCGCGAGCCTATCGGGCCGACGCAGATCGACGCCTACATCGCAGCCACGGGCGCCACGATCACGCATGGCGGAGATCGCGCTTTCTACCGCCCTTCGACTGATTCGATCACGGTGCCGAACCGTGAGCAATTCCGCACGCTGCACGACTATCACGGCACGCTACTGCACGAATTGACGCATTGGACGTCGCACGCCGACCGATGCGCGCGGCAGCTGGGCAAGCGCTTCGGCGATCAGGCATACGCGGCCGAAGAACTGATCGCGGAAATGGGATCGGCGTTTCTCTGCGCGCATCTTGGCGTGCCGCATGAATCGCTGCAGCACGCCGATTATGTGGCGAACTGGCTGCAGGTCC